GAGAGACTATAGAGATCGATAACAACAGCGTATTTAAAATAGTAAGATAGCATGGAAAGCTTTGATCTAGTAAAAGAAGTCAGAGGTTTAAATACCTACAAGAAGGCGATAGATACAGGCTTTTCTGAGCTTGTAAGTCCTGCTCCTACGGTTAACGTGAGCGCAGTTACCGTATCAGACTTTTTCACTTACTACGATCAGCTTTTCTTTGACATACCAGTTTCAGGATCTACAAACTCCCACATGTACTTGGTACAAAGAAGCCAACAATACATAGGAGGAAATACAGTAGATATAGAAAAACAAGCTCTCATAGAAGAAATAAACTCTCTGAGACAGCAGCTTGTTAGTTTGAGTGAAACATACCTTAACATAAGTGAAATATCATAATGGCAGAGATAGTAAATATATCATACATAGGAGCAGGAAATGAAACTCAGACGTACAGTCAAAAAGACGATGCGCTGATAACCAATAATACTATCTACTCAAAATTTGGTGATCCTAATGACTACATTGAGTACTTCATATACGATCTGAATAATCAACTGATCGACTACAACTATGACGCAAACAACTACTATCCTGGACGTGGCGCCAGCAATCCTGTAACTCAGCAGTATGGTACTATAAATCTAGATCCTCAATCAGATCTAAAGTCTAGAGGATATGACAGAGGTTCTTTGAACATCCAGTATAATTTTCACAGAAACCTGTTCAATTCAAGCTATGGCAGATTCTTTTGGATAAAAGAAATATCTCCTAGCAGAACTGAAATAAAGCTTGCATCACAAAACATAAGCAACACTGATATTCTAAATGGGTATACTCAGTATCAAGCATATGCCGCAGGTCTAAATTACTATAACGACTTTTATCTAAACTTTGGCAATAATGAGCTTTTGATAGCAGTGAATGTTGCCTATACAGAAGATGCTGATGGAAGCTACATTCTGATAAAACTGTATGAACCGCTTCCAGCAGACCACGACGTAAAAGACCAGCTCTGGATAGTAGAAAAGCTTGCAGAACCTGCCACATACAACGTTGATGTGCAAGTAGAGGCTGTAGATGTTGTTCAACAAAACAGGCTAAAAGGACCAAATTTTAACGTAAAAGTAAACCAAACCGTTAATCAGACTACTCCTTACTACTCTCATGATAGTCTATTCTCTACATCTGTATCAAGCTCTTATCAGAAGATGATAAGCTATTACCAAGATAAGTCAATATCGATCAATGTAGACTACTCCGACTTTTCAAACTTCATACACTTTTCTAGCGCCACTAGCAGAATAAACAATTTTGTTTACAAGCTAAAAAGCATAGAGACTTACAATACTCAGATCTTAGCAAGCCTTGCACTCCAGGGTGGAATATCAAACCCTAGCGTGTCTGCGTCTGTTATTCTGCTTCAAAATTCAATAAGTGATCTCATAACAAACTTTGATGGATACGAGTACTACTTATACTATTCTTCTGGATCATCTGCTTGGCCAAAATCAAACTCAAAACAGCCATATACGCTGTACTCTGTTACATCTTCTCAAGCGTTGAACTGGCTTGGATCTAGTACAACAGTGCCTACTCTGTCAACATACTCAATACTGTATTCTGCGTCTTACTATGACGCAACAAACAAAGATCTGCTGACGAATTCAATACCTCAGTATCTGCAAGATGATTCTACAAATGAGCCATATGTAACTTTTGTAAACATGGTGGCTCAACACTTTGATAACATCTGGATATACTATAAGGACGTCACCAATAGATTCAATGCTACCAATAATCCAAACACTGGAGTGTCTCCTGATGTTGTTGCAGATGCAATAATAGGCCTTGGAACTACTCTATATACTAACACGAACGTATCAGACAACCTGTATTATAGTCTTTTTGGGATAAACCAAGACGGATCTTTGCTCCCTCCTACAGGATCTGAAAAAATAACTACCTATGTAACATCCAGCATAGCAACTGAATCTGCCAATGATGTTCAAAAAGAGATCTATAAAAGGATCTACCACAACATCCCCTATCTGTATAAGACCAAAGGAACAAGAGCAAGCATACAAGCGTTGATCAACATATTCGGTATACCAAAGTCAGTGTTGACAATAAACGAGTTTGGGGGGTATAACAGGTATTCAAAGGACGGAGTATTTGAGATAAACAACAACAAGATCACAGGATCTCTTTCTGTTCCAATGCTGAGTGGATCTGGAAATCTGCTACACCCCGATGTTACTATACAGTACTATCAGAACGACAACAGACTAAATTCTAGGAACTTAGAGGTAGGATTTTCTCCTGCAGATGAGATAAACTCTGTGGTGACTTCGTCTCTTGGGCTATTCAACATAGACCAATACATAGGCGATCCATCATACCAGTACTCAGGATCTTATCCAGCGCTTGATCAAGTGAAGAGGAACTTCTTCTCTGGATACAGCTACTACCACAACGTTTACGAGTACATAAGGATTCTGAAATACTACAACAACTCTCTGTTCAAGATGGTGCAAGATTTTGTACCGGCAAGGGCAGATCTGTCTACTGGCTTGATCGTAAAATCTCACTTGCTTGAAAGAAACAAGTATCAGAGACACGAACCGGCTGTAGACATGAGCATGAACTTCTCTGAGTCTATAGATCTGATAAAAGTATCAGGCGCAGATCCAGGTGAGATACCGTTCTCAACAGCAAACAACACATACTCTCAGTTTACTCTGATACCTCTATCGAACCCAACAGGATCTGCCCCAGTATACGGTCCAGTTCCGATCTCAAACACATACTCTTGGGAGAAATATACAGGTGAATTCGGAGGCTCTGAGATACAAGCTGACTATCATAACTTTGATCAAACTGAGTACACTTCTATAACAAGTCCTTGGACATCTTCTGTAGCTGGAGGTTGTCAATTAATTAAGATACAAAATAGCAACTTAATTGGACAAAATATAACTGCTAATTTTACTCTGTGTGACGGTACTCCATCTAGCTCCTATATCGCAGGTGGAGCTGACTCATCAACGCCAAATATCTGTATGAGAACTGGAGCTCCGATAACTATAACTCCAACATACGGATTGACTTATATATTTCGTAATGGAGATTGTACTCCTCCTAAAATGTATGTAGGTCAAGATCAAGGAGCTCTATACAACAACGTGACGTCTTCTGTGACTTCAAAACTGGTGACAGAAGCAGAATACAGCTATGGGATCAACACTCCTGTGAATTTTGATAACATAAAGACACAGAACTCTTGTCAAAATTGTAATAGGGTATACTGCTCTCAGTACGTAATATCTAATCCAGACTCTATCAACCACGTATTTTCTTATCAGAATTGCGATAATAATACTGTTGTAATAGGTATTCCTGCGAGTGGAAGCACTATAGTATGTGCAAAACCAGGAACTCTTAATTCTTACGATACTCCTGCTTACAGAGGATTTACTTTTTCTAGCGGAAGCATCTGTGGAACTCAGTTTTCAAACTACTCTTATCCCTCTGATTGTAAAGTGGTAAGCGTTAGCAATCTTGGAACTACTAATATACTAGCCGCCTATCTAGATTGTGCAGGAAACTTTCAATCCAAAACTATATCTTCAGGAACATCGGCAGGTCTAAGCTGTGTACAACTGAGCAGTGTATCTTTGCGATCAATATCTCTGGCTCCTTTTACAGCATCTATAATCGACGGCGGATACTGTAGTCCATACTATTCTCCTTATGAATATTGTCAGAATACAAACTTTACAGCATCTTCTGCATTTACGTTAGGATATACAACATGCGCTGGATACAGAGTCAGTCAAGCTGTTACTTCAGGCACTAGATTAAACTTAGGGTGCATTCAGGTAGGATCAATAATTGGAGGAACGTTTACCACTTCTAGCTTAGGACCTTGTAATAACCTAAGCAGCTATACGAAATATTGTGACTACTTCTTAGGTGCAAATTCGTCATGGGGTTTAGGTAATGGACCAGTAACTGCATCATTTATAGACTGTGGTGGCACTCCAAGAACTATATCACAGTATTCAGCTGGTACGCCGTTCATCTATATTACTCAGTGCATAAGGTCTGGTTCTCTTGTACTTACAAACTTAGACAGTCCTACGATACTAACCGGATCTATAGGCTACTGCGGCTACTATGAAGATCCAACTCCTTACACAGGAAGCAGACTTTTAGCAGAGGTACAAGACTACAACTACAATAGAACGAGCACAGTAAATTCCAAGTATGCAGGAGCCAAGAGCACTAGTAATACTTACAATGTATTCACAAAAGGAGACAAATCATATGGAACTTCTCCAGCAATGGACTACTATGTTGACTATACAGGACTTTTCACTAGTGTAGAATCAAGCTCATACTTCCCTGATCAGATGGTTGCCAAGATGAGCTACATGGCAGATCTTTCAGGAGGTCTTCAGGAATTGAATTTGCAGAACAACAACTGGGTGTACTTCCAAAACATGTATAAACCAGGAGATACTGTTACCATAAAGCAGTTCAATGCGACACAGTACTCAAACCAGAAATATCTTGATAGAGGATTGACGGTGGTTGAGAGCGGATATTCTTATCCTCCTTATTGGTATAGACAGTCTGGATCTTTAGAGTGCTACATTGTAGAAGATGGGGCAGTAGATTCATTTGCTACAACTGCGTCTTTTGCTCAGATCTTCGCATCTACTTTTGGACCAACAACGACGATTATAGATGAAATAAAATACACACCGTCGTATGATCCAGATTCTACATATCCGTACATGTATCCAACTATTCCGAGTGGATCTTTTTCTGGAGTATCAAATTACAATTGGTATAACGTAAGTCTTGCTTTTTCTAGCTCTTGGTCTAGTAAAAACGATCCATATTCGATAATAACAAATTTTTCAAGTGGAAGCAGGTATAATTATATATCGGGATCTTATTTTACAATTCCTAGAGATGGTGTATATAACATAAGCAGCGTTTTTGGTTTTGCTTACTATATAACACCCCCTGGAACTACTGGAGTAAATAGCATAAAATTAGATATAATAAAATGGAACGGTTCATCTACAACATATGGATTTGTAGAAGGTACTTCCATTTATAATTCAGGAATAAACCAATGGAATATACCTTCAGGAACAACTGTTGGAGGATTAACTATTTCATTAAATTCTCAAGCAAATAATGTATTCCTATCGGCTGGAGATAAAGTATCAGTAAAAATTACAGCGTATTTGAATTTTTCAGAAATAAGTTTATATGGAAGAGGCCATACTGAAACCTATCAAGCAATACCATCTAATGGATCACTATGTATAGACACAACATCGACAAACCACGCTTTATTCAATACGGGAAGTTACATCAGAGGTGGAAACACTTTAACTCTATCTTCTGGAATGAGTCAATATTTCAATTCTCTCACTACATATAATCCTGGGTATGAGTCAAATCCATCTCCGTTATATCCTAGATTTGGAGATGTAAATTACCCTACAGAAATAGATCCAGGAGATTACGTGATCTTATATTATAGTGGATCTGATGTAGGATATTCGTCTGATACTATATACCCTATAAGCAGAAGGATAACTGGAGTAAATTACGACTACTCTGGAAGCGTTACAAGCAGTGTGGCAAGCTTTACTGTGTATCCAAACATGCCAGGATTCATAAGCGGATCTAACATAAACAACTATCAAAAGGCCGTATTCGTAAAAAGAGTATCAGACGAAACAGTGCTTACTCTCCAAGGTAAAAAAAGACCAGGTCAAACTTCATATGGATTTGTGGTGCCAGAGAACTTGAATCCAAACATAGCAAAGAACATAAACACGCTTCAATCAACGATACAGTCTCAGATACTAAACTACTAATCCATATATTTATAAACATAAACGAGATACAACAAAATGGCGTACTTAAATAATACATCGGTGGTGATAGATGCCATCCTGACGAAGAAAGGAAGAGAGCTCCTAGCGAGAAACGATGGCAGCTTTCAAATAACCCAGTTCAGCCTTGCAGATGATGAGGTAGACTACAGCCTCTATAACCCCTATCACCCGTCAGGTTCTGCTTTCTACGGAGAAGCTATTCAAGCAATGCCGATAATCCAAGCGTATCCAGAAGACCAGGAGATCATGAAGTACAAGCTTCTGACGCTGCCTAGAGGAACTGGAGCGATACCTGTGATAAATGCTGGATATCAAAAGATATCTCTTCCTATAGGGTCTTCTCTGAGCATCCAGCCACAGACGCTAAACTATATTGGATCTAGCACCACGTATGAAACATCTGGATATCAGTTCACCATAGGAGACGTTAGGACTATGTCTAACTTTACAGGAGTCGGCTTGAATACTCCAGAAGCAACATCAATGAATAGCACTCTGACAGTTGGAACAAACGTATCTAAAACTGTGATAGGAACTTCACTGAACATGACAGCGACTACGGTAAAAAGCCTATTCGGATCAAGCACTACTTCTTTTCTTACTACACAAATTACTATAGTCGGTAGAGACTCAGGAGCAAGATTAACAGTATCAGTAACAATAACTCAAAGCTAAAAAACACAAGATAACATATGTCTTTTTCAACACTAGCACCTACAGACTTTGTAGTAAGCTCAGACTCAGTAGTAGCGCCAGCTTGGACCTCAGGGCTTCCAACACTGACTGCATTTTATACGTCATCTACAGCAGTATCTCCTGCTCCAAACTTTTATCTTGATGTGTACGATACCCAACTGACTGGATCTACTGCGCAGGTTCAATTCTCAATAGCATACGGAAACGTTTTGGGCTCTGGATCTCAGCTGTATAACGATCTTGTTCCTGGAATGAGTCCTTCAAGAACTACATACGGTCAGTATAGAAACCTTGTATATGCAGATGAGACCATGCTGTTTAATTTTGGTACAGGAAACATCGCTTCAGTAGATATGTTTGCTATAAACATAGACAGGAACAGATACAAAGAGAGTTTATTTCCAGGCACTTTAAAATTAACTTTGGGAAATGGTACCACTTTCATAAACCTAACAGACGATAGCGTTTATACGACCAATAACAATCTCACTATAAACTACGGAGACTGTGGACGCATATTCAACATCATATCAGGATCTTATGGCATGCCTACGACTTCTACGATAATATCTGCTCAAGCTGGATACACCCCCTCTGGGTCTTATGGTCTGTTCTTGCCTGACATCGGTACGATCATATTAAACCCTAGAGCGCTTGCACTACCTGCTGCTTCTGGAGGTATCGCGATGACCATAGATACTGCTACTTATAACTCTACAAGTCCTCTATCTGTATCCAACAATAACAAATATCTCTACAATGCGATAAAGACAGGAGTGTGCTTCCAGTTAAACTCTCAGGAGACGATCTCAGCAAACTATGTGTTTGTCAGAGTAGGAAACCAAGACTACAACTACAGCAATAACCCGTCTTTCCTTTCAGGCTCTAGCGGACAACTGATATATCCAACTTTGGTAAACAGCCCTCAGACTTTCCCTACGACGGTCGGTTTATACAACGACAATGGAGACCTGCTAGCTGTGGCCAAGATGAGTAAACCGCTGCTTAAAGATTTCACGCATGAGGCATTAATTAGAGTGCGTTTAGATTGGTAATCAACGAGTTACTATACTTATTTGAATTAAAATAAAATATGGGAAGAAGTTATAATACTCTCAAGGCTTCTGATGTTACTGTTACTCCTGTGAAGTTGAAATACTCTGCTTCATACTACAGTAGCACATTTGGTCCTGGGTCGATAAACGTGCTCACCGGCTCTAACGGCGCTACGTCACCTACAGGCAGCTATCCTGATAGTTTCTTGCTGTATAGATCTATGCGAAATAGGTTTTACATGCAGTACATATCGGGTTCTCTTTTGGGCTCAGCAAGCGCATACGAGTGGTTTCCTCAGTCAACAGCTGCAACTGGCACCAACGATGACGATAACAGATACTTCCCTACAGATCCTACGTCGACTATAAACGTGATCACTGTGCCAAAAGCGAACTTTGGAGAGAACATAGCCAAAGGATCGTTCAAGATAAAAGCAAGCAGCAGCATATTCAATACGGTAGACGACGGAAACGGAAACCTTGTGGCAGAGAGCAACCATACCATCCACGTAGGAAACATATTCTATCCCCAAGGTCTTGCTGTGATCACAAATCCAGACTACCAAGCTATGTTCACAGTTGCTAGTACGGGTGGTGGTGGATTTACTTATCCATCAGGTCTTATTGCCGCCTACGATCCTGCTATAAACGTGACTTCTGGTATTGGTGGAGTAGTTACCTCATGGGGAAACTGGGTATCTGGAGCTCCTGTTGGAACGAATCTGCTGGTCAGCACTCCCACAGGCGCTAACATACTTCCGCCTGTTTACGTAAGCAACCTAATAAACGGAAAACCTGGAATAAAGATACAGGACTCACAAACGCCGACTTACTTAACAGGATACGTAACACAGTCTTTGGGATTTTATGCTACATTGCCATTTAACACATATGGCCCATCATTTCCAACTGCCATAACAGTAATATACGTAGCAAACATACCAAGTAATACCATACCAGCAGCATCGTCTGGAATAATTACACCTTTTTACATGGCTAGCGGTCCAAAATATTTTGGAACTAAAATAGTGTCGTCTTCAGCGGGTTATATACAAACGAGCTTTTCAGATTCTTCTATATCTCCCGCAGTATATCAAGAGTTAGACTACTCAACTAACGTGTTGGGGTCTCCGCCGTATGGAGTGTCTCCTTATATAATATCACAGACAGTATCATATGGTCCTACCCCTTTGATTTCTGGACAGATAAATAATACAAACGAATCAGTAACTATAAATCTTGGAACAAGTCCAGTTGTAGGAAGCTTCAACTCGATCATGACTTTCTTCATGGGTGCTGGATCATTGAGCGCAGGTTCTACAATAGGAACTAACTTTGGAGAGATACTCATTTGGTCAAGACAGCTTAGCTTAACTGAGATAGCATCAGTGAAAAATTACCTTTATACAAAATACAGCATAACACCTTAAAATATGCCTCTAGCCGCAACCACAATGTCGTTCCAAGCAGAATCTACAATATATCAAGTAGAGGTGAGGTGTCATGTCAATGAGAATGAGTTCAATTACACCACAAACCCATCAGCTGTAAAATCAGGATCTTTGGGTCAACTGAACAACAGTGTGACTGGATCGGATTTCAATCCTTTTGCCACTACGATAGGTCTGTATAATGCGCAGAACGAGCTGTTGGTAGTAGGCAAGTTCGGCACTCCATATCCCATCCCAAGAAACACAGACGTAACTTTTGTTGTAAAATACGATACATGATGAAATGGTTATTAAAGAATGAAGAGATAACAGGCGTAGAGCAATTCCCAGCAGGCGCAGTGGGATTTGTGTATAAGATCACAAACAACGCAACTGGCAAGTTTTACATCGGAAAGAAGATCCTCGAGAATAAGACAAAAAAGCTTCTCACTAAAAAGGAACAGTCTGAATGGACCAAACCAGGACGTATCCCAAAAAAGAAGATAGTGATTAAAGAAAGCAACTGGGCAGATTACTGGGGGAGCTGTAAACCGCTGTTAGAAGACGTAAAGACCGTAGGAAAAGACGGCTTCAAAAGAGAGATCTTGATCGTGTGTTTCAACAAAAAAAGTTTGAGCTACTGGGAGACTTACCACCAGTTTGAATACAAAGTCCTCCATGTAGATAGTTACAACGAAAACGTGCTTGGAAAATACTTCAGAAAAGACACGCAGTAGTCAATATTTATTATAGAATATTTATACTAAACCCAGAACATAATGTCTACGATAAACGCAACGCTGAGTCTACAAACCAGCGATATATTCCCAGATCCAGTGTCATTGAGCACAACTGTATCAAACCAAGTGAATCTGAATGCTGACTTTGCGTCTGATGTTCTGCCTATGAATAAGAAGGTGGCCATATACGGTCCTTCTCAGAAATCAAACCCATCAGGCACAACATACATGTACATAAAATCTCTGCCCACAAACTCAGCGAAGATAAACGTGTACCTTGTGGATAAAAACAGCACTGAGATCTTGGCGATGAATCTGTGGCCTGGAGACTTTGCTTGGTTCCCTCTGTTAGACGATGCTCAAATAGTTTCCGTAAAAGTTCTGAATCTGTCAACGACCACAACTGCAAAACTAGACTACTTCTTCGGAGAACGCGGATAACATAAAACAAAAACAAAAAATGGGAACTTTTTCTACAAAACTCAATATATTCACCAACAACACGCTTCCTGTGTCTGTCAGTTCCATAAGATCGAAAGACTTTGGCATCGATGGAAACTACAGCGAGTATGGCAGATTGGTGTTGACCAGCGGTGTTTATGAGCCTCTGTCTACCCAAGATTGCGGACCTCACGGAGCCTTTGTGTTTGCACAATCTCTTCCGTCGAACGATCCTGGTACTGCCATCAAGCTATACGTAAGGCCTGACTTTTACACCTCAGGAAGCGAATATCTCCCTGTTTCACAATCGATTCAAAGCTTTGCAACCCTATACCCAGGAGACACAGCGATGATCCCGGTCACTCCTCAGCAAAAGGGTCTGATAGCGTCAGTTACACAAGACAACGCTACTCTTGACTACTACATAGGAGATCGTGGCGGGGAATTCGGACACAGCGTACATGTGCTAACGACTCAAGGTGAGTTCAGTCCTACATACGAATATTTCGTTATGGACGCTCAGCTTGGAGAAACAACTCCGATCGTGGATACTGGGGTATTAATAGGCGATTGGTCTTTTGCATACTCTGGGATAGTCAACAACAAAGGATACGTGCTTGCTTTTGACAGTGGAAGCTTTCAACAGACTGTTTTTGTGAATACAAGAGGAGAGATAGTGAGCTCGTCTATGCCCGTGATAGATGATGGTACGTTTTTTGGAGTAGAACCTCTTGATTACTATGGATATGCATATTTTTATCCTATCAGTGGAGGCGTAGAGCTGACATACTTTGACGGAGATAGCACGTATACTCACACGTTTACGGGATCTACTAACGTGCATTTGGACAATAACTACGACTCAGTAAACAACGTAGGATGCTTTGTGGCGTATGTCACAGACTACAATGGGGTTTCAGGAGACTATGCAACCGTGTTGATAAACAAAGATAAAGCGTATGTGTTAAACATATTGAACTCTTCTACGAATCAATATGCTCAGAGCTACGTTTACAACTACGCTGGATTTGTTTTCTTATCTACGTATGATAGCGTTGCAATGACATACCAGACAATACAGTTCTGGGACACCAATGGCAATCTGATGAAGAGCATAGATGTTTCTTCATACCATTTTGATACGATGGATAGATTCTTCTATGGCACAGGAAAGCTACAACTGGTGCTCCACAACTCTTTGGACACAACTCAGCCTTTCTACATGATCAACTACGATGAAACTGTAGACGTGTATCAAGGAGATGATCTGACTTGGTGGCATGAGCAAGGAACGAACTTTACAAACTACAATATCTATGCAAGAAACAAGAGCGGATTAAATCCTTATCTTGATTCATCTACGGCAAGCTCCTATTATCCAGAATCTGTAGCAATACTGTTCTATACAGGATCTCAAGACAGCACGTACTTCTTGAACTGGACTGTAAACTACGCAGATGTAACTTATCTGTTCCCAGGATCAACCCACAAAAACCACGTATTTGCTTCAAGTAGTATGTCTGGCAGCTTATTGAGAATCCCAAGACAGGAGTCTATGTATCCGACAAGCAATAACATAGTACTGAACTACAACTTAGTAAATTCTGCCTCTGGAGATCTAAATGCGCTTGTGATAACAGACGTAGGCGTGAATACTATTCAAGTCATTCCAGATATCAGCGTAGTAAACAACGGATATTACGATATAGCATTCGAACCTATCGGAGACTATACGATGTACGGATATTACGTTTCAGGAGACGATCAGACATACTACAAGATGATCACTCCAAACACAGTGGCAGACACGCTGATACTGAACGGAAACGAACCGAATTACAGATTTAGATACAACTCTCTGTACATAAGAACTTGGTCTTACGCAAACTACAACTGGTACTTCAACTCTGCTACGAACGCATTTAAACAGATAGACACGTTCTACAGCAGAAGATACTTTACTTATGGATTTGGAGAATCTGGAATAAACAACGGCGCGATGCTGCTGGTTAAACCTGATTACTATGCCCCTACTGGAAGCATCACAGGAAGAGTGTTGACTTCTAACTCCATAACAGACGAGGTGACTTTTCCGTATGCTCCCTATGGATCTTGGGAATTTTATATGGGAAGCGAATCGGTGGTTTACATATACACAGATCAACCTGATTACGTGAACTCCGAGCTGCACATCTTTGTATACGATCTCAATCTCAATCTGAAGAAGACAGTATCAAGCTCACTTGCTCCTATGGGAATGGGCGCAATAGATGTGGTAAACGATAGAATATTCTTAACTTTTGAAAATGGGATCGGAGAACAGGTGTACTACATGATCACTCAAACCACAGTACAAAGAAAAGTCATCGATTCGAGTACAGTCATAACCGTAGACGACGGGGTTTGGGAATCATAATCTAGTTAATAAAACGCAAGACATGCAATATACAGCAAACATAAACATATTCGACAAGGTACTGGTAAACTCAACTACTTCTAGCCTGTCCCCTTCTCAGAGCTACGCGATAACTCCGGTTCTCAAACTGTCAACGGACATCGTATCTTCTGGATATATGACTTTCGATGCTCTCAAAGCAAAGATGAGAGACCTAGCATACATACCATCAGGTTCTGTATTCGAAGAAGAGATCTTGAAGCTGACAGACGCACCAAAGTCGTTGGTCTACTCTGGCTCTATGGTGGTCGAATACACTAATCCATACTACAGCGCAACACTGAGAGCGTACAGTGGATCTGTCTCTGTCGACCCTGAACCAACCAGCTCTGTTGCTCCTATCACTAAGACCAGATCTAAGAAGTCAGGTTCAGTATAACCTCTAGAACCACCATAGAAGCTTCCCAGATGCTCAAGGTTTGATTTTGACGTCGTTTTGATATAGAACATAGACCACACAAAAAAAGAGCCCTAAATGAGCTCTAATTCAATATTGCAGTTTTTCATATCTGACTTCGTGCCCACTCGCAAAAAGGTCTAAGCACCTTGTCTCCTGGTTCAAAATCGTACTCGTATAGCTGGAATATCCTCCAAGAATCTAGAGCGTATTCTCCTACGCCTTTCAGCTTTTTCAACACGTCTATGGGGACTTTCGTGAGGTCTCTGTGCTGCGACTTTATCTCTGTCCACTGTCTCGAGAACTCTATCCACG